CTTTACGATATGCTTTTATTTCGTAACCACTTAATTCTTTTTTTATTTCATCCCAGTCAGGTCTGTCTTCTGGATTTTGCTCCCATGCTACACGAGCCTCTTCACCTATCTTACCTTTATACGGGCATGGACTGCCGGCTTGCATCATCGATCTCCACACGCGAGCATCCTCACAAAGTAAAGCAACAGCTGCTACCTTCATTCCCATATCATACAAGCCTTTCGATAATTTTAGTCTTTCGCAGTTATCGTCTCGTACACTTCTACCAGATGATATACCAAAGAACTGAGTTTGGACCGCTGAACTAGCTCCTGTGGTGCATAGGTCCTGACTATACGACATTATGGAAGGAGCCACGGCGCTTGGAGGTGGCGATTTAACTCTTTGTGTTACCTTTTGTGAACTATTACTTGTCGAGTTATTTGTATTCACATTTTGTGAGGTATTGTTATTGGTATTAAAATTTTGATTGTTTGTTGTAACGTCAGAACTTGATGTCGAAACATTGTTGTTATTATTTGTATTAGAGGTTGTTGAATTATTAACGTTATTGTTGTTATTTTGATTGGTAGAATTGTTAGTTATTAAAGAAGTGTTGTTAACATTTTGTGTTTGATTAATAGTACTTGTTACAACAGAAGTATTGTTATTGGTGTTTGTTGCAGTAGAATTAGTCGTTGAATTAATTGTCGTATTATTAGTATTAAGATTTGTATTTGTTGAAGTGCTGGTAGATTGATTTACATTGGTATTGTTATTGGTATTGGTATTATTACTAGTAACAGTCGATGTAGTCGTAGTTGTATTCGTTATGTTCGAGTCCTCAGCTAGTAGTGTGTAAGAAACTAAAACTAGGGAACAAAATATAATACAAATGTCGCGTAACACAGCTTTTGATAACATGTTTCATCTCCATTGCCTCCCGGTTAGTTTCTATTTTTCTCCCTTTGCACTTCTATTCTTTCTTGCGCTACTTCGGTTCTTTCGTCAATATTTTTTTCTTGCAACCTTAGTCTTTCTTGGTCTACAGCAGTATCATTATCGTCTGATCGAATATCATGTATTAATCTTTGCTGGAACTCTTGTCCTTTTCTTTCCATATCAGCTTCTTTTAAGGCAAGTTCCTGTTGTCTTAATTGAACTAAAGGATCAATTTGCATATCATCTTCTACAGTTTGTGCAAACAATTCTGTCATCTCCGCTACATCTAAAGCAACTTCTTCCGCCATCTTATCTTGCATTTGCTGTTGAATTTCTGGAGGAATATTACCTTGGTACTGTTGCTGTAATTGTTGGAACTCAGGACTGTTTTGTAACTCTGCTGTAGCAATAGCTTGAGCTTTAAAAGAAAAATGCTGATATATGTGAGCTTGTAAGTTAGCTGCTAACTGTGGATTAGTAGCAATTGTTGGTGTAGCTAAAGCTGCCATATGAGCTTTAATGTGTGCATCGTGATCTTGTGGAGCAAAAGCCTGTAATTGACCGCCTTGTAAGGCCGCAGCATTTTCTAGCGCAGGGTCAATTGGTTGGGGTTGTTGAGGAGGAGGTAGGATCTGCTCCACATTATTCACGCCTATCGCTTTATACATACGGCGATATGCTTCATATAAACCTGTTTGACCATGTATTTGAGGATTAGACTGTACAATCTGTAATTGAGTTTGTGCAGTTGCAATCCTTTGTGCTAAGGAAAAAATGTTAGGATCACTAACAGGTATAATATCAACTCTGTCATCAAAGTCTGTTTGCTTTACTTCAGTCTGTCCTTTATTTGTCATGTAAGGATACTGAGGAGGTAAATAATCACGAAATAATTCACCTAATAATTTAAATTCTGTTTTTTGTGCATAATGCAATCTTTTATGAATAGCAGACATAACACGAGTACCATGTTCAAGATTGGCTAGTGTTGTTCCTACGGGAGCATTTTTGTCCATCTGCTGATAAGGATGATCTGCAATCGCTGCAAAGTTTCTACCACTGTCTTCTAATAATTTTAAAAGATTAAACAAAGTTCCTGAAGGTTCCTTGAAGGGGAGAGGAATAAGCGAATTTTGCAATGAACCTCCAGGAGCATCTACATCTCTAAACTCACCTGGCTGTAGTGGCACATCATCATCTCTTATACGAATGCCTCTAGCTTTAAAACCAGCTGGTAGATTAGCAAGTGTGCCAGCGTCTATTAGCTGACGAAGAATAGACGTAGCAGAAGATGATACGCCTCCAATAATATGTGGAAGACCAAACCCATAAAAGCCTAAACCGGGGAGAAACTTGTAATGAACAAAATATTGCTTAGGTTTATGAGTTTGATCTCCTTCCGCGTAGTTACGCGTAATAGATAAAATTTTTCCATTTACTGCATCTAAAGTAATAATGTAAGGAAGTTTAATTCCAGTAGTCTCGCCTTGATCATCTTTATGTTCAAAGCCAATAAGATCTAAAAGAGCATGTACTTCATACAATTCATACACATCGTCATCTGTAGCTACTCTTTCTATACCTTCTTGTTTAGCTATTTCTTCTTCAACGTCACTAGTATTAACGTAACCACCACCGCCTAAATCTATATCTCTATACACACCAGCTAATTGTGCTTTACGAATTTCATTTCCACCCATACTTAATTGATGCGTAATTCTTTGAGCTGATATTAAATCAGTAGTGTTGTAAGGAACAATTAATTTTTCAGCATGTACAAATCTTGCACAAGGTCTTCCCATAGCTGGGTCATAGTAAACTTTTTTAAAAGCAGAACCTGATAAAGGAAGATAGTATAAAAGTTGATCTAATTCTGGATCATACTCTTCCATTTCGTAAGTAATTTGAAAATTCATAAATTCTTGTACACGATCAGCTTGTTCTTGTACTTCAGGGCCAGGCTCACCTAAAACCATTGTACGGACAGGACCACCTGCTGGTAACAATTCTTTATAAGCCATTGCTTGAAACTTAGTAGCGCTTTCAGCTAACATAGGATGAATAACGCTTGAAGCACCTTGGAAAGGTTCAGATCTTTCTGGGTCTAAAGAACCAAGGAGTTTGATTCCTTTTTCATATGTTTCTTCCCATCCTTTTCTTGATGATTTATCTTCTTCGATCCCGCCAAGTAGATCGTTTGATATTGTCATCAATTCTGTTTCTTCCATATATTCAGCAAGATTTCCGTCAAAAGGTACTACATCAATTTCTTCTAATTCTTCAGAAGCTCCAAACTCAAAATTACCTTCTTCATCAGCAATACCCCCACCTTCAATCATTTCAATAATTTCTTTAGGAATATCTTGATTTTGTAAAGGTTGCTCTATATCTAAAACAGTTTCTTGAGGACCACCTGGGCCAAAAGGATTTTCTGGAATAGCCATTAATTAATCTCCGACTTTGGTATTTCTTGAACGTCAGCAGCCATAATAACTACAATAGCCGATAAAGCTGACATCCTAAAATTCTCATGATAATCACAACTTACCGGACTTGTACAAGAACACTTATGATCCGCATTACCAAAACAAATAGCTCTTGATACTGCTTCTTCTAATGTTACTACCTTATAATCTAAAAAGTCTGTGATGTCCATTTTCTAGAATGTTCCAGAAAATTTACCACCTCTAGTAGCTGCGCCCATGCCTCTCATAGTGCCTGCGCCGTTGCCTGTAGGTACTTTAACTGTTTTAGATTCAGCAAAAACTTCTCCGCCTTCAGAAAAACGTTTAGCTCTTCTAACTTTTCTATCTGTATCAGACATAGTTCTTCCAACTTCTCTATCTCTATCAGACATAGTTCTTCCAGCATTTTCATCTAGCTCGTAACTTGCTCTGTCATATGCAAAATCTTTATTAGCAGCACGAGAATTTTTTTCATAATCTTTTGCTAATTTTCTTCTGTCAGAATCGGATACTGTTCTTGCACCTTCTTCTAACAAATCATCTACAGAACCGCCTCTAGCATATCCTGTAATCATAGATTTTCCAGTACGATCAGCTTCGGCTTGGGCTGCTTCATAACCTTCGTCATCATATGAAAAGTTCTTTTTTCCAACTCTTGGCATTTTTTTCTCCTTAATAATAAACAAACTGTTTAGGTCCAGATTCCTCATCCTCATAATCTTCAGGATGTCTTACTAAACCGCCTTCTCTAAAACGCAGTATAGCCTGAGTTGTTGAATCTACCAAGTCATCATTATCACCATTAGGAAATGATGCACATTCTTCGACAACATCTTCAGCCCATTCTGTGTCAGGACGCCATACTAAACCAGACTCGAACATAGGAGCAGAAGCGTTTGCTCTTGCTATTTTATCTTGACCAGAACGACGACCTCCTGGAGTAAAATTTATAACAGGTATTCCCATATTTCTCAACTCTTGTGTTAAAGGTAACCCAGATGCCTTAGCTTCAATAAGAACCATATCTGGTTCATAATCATTATAATGTTCTTGAGCCTTACGTTTTAGGGTAGGAAACTCCCATCGACCTTTTTCACTGTTAAGTAAAATAATATTAGGACCAGCGTCTTCATGTGGATAAAAAATACCCCACGTTGTTATAGCACTGTAGTCTGCTCTTTCTGATTTAAGGAATGCCGTATCATAAGATTGTAACACATATTCGCATCGAGGAGGGTCTTCATCTTCCCATAACTGCCACCATTCTCTTTTTAAAATTGACGCCGCGTCACTTGTTGGTTTTTGTAACCACTGTGCTGACCATTTAGAAACAGGCAAGGAAGACTTAACACCTTCTAGTTCATCACGAGACCAGAATCCAGGCCAAAGCACACTATCATCTTCAAAGATAGCTGGAAACTCTATAACCTCCCATTGATCTGCACCTTTTCGTGACTGCATTTTTAAAACTTCTGCTGTTAAATCTTTTGTTGACCAACGTGTCATAACAATAACAATAGATCCACCCGGCTGTAATCTTTGTCTTGGACCAGATGTGTACCATTCATAACAAGCTTCAAAAGATGTTGATGACAAAGCGTCTTGCTCAGAGTGTGGGTCATCAATAATTAACAAGTCTGCACCACGTCCTGTTATCGCCGCGCCGACGCCGGCGGCAAAATATTCACCACCATCGACCGTGTTCCAACGACCAGCCGCTTGACTTTCTGGTGATATACTAACATCAGGAAAACATTCATTAAAAGAAGGACTGTTAACAATAGCTTTACACTTACGACCAAAACCTGTGGCAAGTTCAGTGGTGTGTGTTGCTTGAATTATTTTTAATTTAGGGTTACGTCCCATCATCCATGCAGGAAAGTATACACTAGCAAACTCAGACTTTGTGTGTCGAGGAGGCATATTAACAATAAGTCTTTTTGATTTACCTTGCGCAACAGCCTCTAATTGTTTTGCAAATATTTTATGATGTTCACCCTCTATAAAATCAGGCCACAT